GACTGGGATTTAAAGAATTATACATTTGTAAGTCCATTAGTAAGTAATGCTTTTTCTTGGGATGAGGAAAGATACGGAGATGGAATAATCTATGTAAAGTCATATCCAGAAAAAAGATATAATTCTTTTATTATGCAGTATTCGATTTCAAGTCCATATACTGCATTGGTTAGACCAATAAATTTACCAAAAGTAAATACGAGTGATGTATTAAAGTTAACTATGGATGTAGCTGGATTAGGAGTACCAGCAAGTGGACCAGATGCTTTATTTATTCTTAAAATATTAGTTGATGATGGAGTTAGTTCTGTATTTTTAGATAACAATAAACAATGGGTAAATACAACTTTTAATGACCATTATTATTTTTATCCATTTAGTTCAACAGACCCTAAAGCAAATTTAGAATTGATTATGCCTTTGTTACCAATAGGCGGTGATTTAACTATTGAGTTAATTTTATGCTCTACTCCAGCACCTTATTGGAAATCAACTGTTGGTTCAATTGAGGCAAGTAACTTTCAATTAACTGTTGAAACATATTTTAAGCAAGTAACAACAGAGAGTTTTATCAACGATTCAAACGAATATGTTTTAGAGATTGACCTTCCATTAGGATTTAATGATATTAATGATGGATTCTTTTCATATAGAGGATTTTTAAGCGATGCAAGTGGATTAAACTTAAAGAATTGGTACAGGCAAGAATATCTAACAGATACTTATAGAAGTTTAAGTGAGTTAGTGGTTAGGCAATATTCAAACTGCTTAAATAAAAACATTATAAACTTGGATGCTTCTTTTATGAGTATGGAAACAACTGATGGTAGATTTAGCGGTGCAATGAGAATAACGGCAAGTGATACTGACCCAGCACAAATAAGTGTAAATAATAAGAAATACATAATAGGTAATTCAACAATTGATTTACCTAATGATGTTATTACGGCTACTTTATTAGATATTAACCCAGAGAATGTAGAAACTACAATGACTACTATTTACGATAGTAATAGCTTACCAACAGAGGTTACAGGATTTGCACACTTTAGGTCTAATGGTTATGTAACTAAAGAAGCTGCTTTGGCTGCACCTTTAACAAGTAATTTAGTTTATTTAGAACAAGCTGGTGTTCCTTCTGTTGGAGATTTCTTCTATCAAAGTGAATTGTTAATTGTTGGATTTAATGGTGCAAATATTTGGTGGAAGGTTTTAGTAACAGATACTTACTTCCAAGCATACAGAATAAGTGGTGCTGGGGAAATATTAGAAACATTCGGATAATTGATTAAATTTGTAATATGGCAGCAGTAAATGGTAAAAACGTAATGCTTTATTGGCATAGAACAGATGTAGACCCAGAGGTGGATGTTGCATTTGCTTGTAGTACAAATTGTGCTTTTAATGTAAGCGTAGACCAAAAAGAGGTAACAAGCCAGTCAAGTGCTTGGTTTAGAGAATTTAAGAACGATGTAGCTACTTGGAATGTAACCTGTGATGGGTTGATTATTTTGAGTGGTTTTTCTTATTTATTTATGCTTGAAAAACAGTTATCAAGAACACCAATAGAGATTAAGTTTGTGGTGGATAACGGAGTTGATGGTTTAACAATTATTAATGGAATTTGTAATATATCAAGTTTATCAATAAATGCTCCTATGAGGGATGTGGCTACTTACAACGTAAGCCTACAAGGTAGCGGAGCATACAATACAACAGGAACAGAGGTTGACCCAAGCGGTGTTATTATCGTAGGTGCTAACCCTGTTAAAACAAAAGGTTACACGGCAAGTGGTGGAGAAACTTCAATTACATTTGCGGACACGATTGGTTATGCTTGTCTTTACGTTTCAAGAGGTGGTGTGGATGCACAAAACATTTTAACAACAGGAGTTCCAACAGGTGATGATGTGAAGTTTGTGAGTGCAACAGGAGTTCTTACTTTTGGTAGAGCATTAGCAGCTGGGGAATATATTAGAGGATTATTTCAATAAAATATTATGAGTCAATTACAAGTAACAGGAGAAGCAAAGATTAGGGATATACAAGGTCCAGTAGTGTCTAATAGCGGTGTTATAACTGCTTTAGATGGAGATGCTTCTCAATATGTACGAGGAGATGGTACTTTAGCTGACTTTCCTACATCAACAGGTGGAGGTAGTTCGGTTTCTTATTATCTTAACTCAAGTGTAAGTCAAGGCACAATCGGAGGGGTTGCTTATAGACAATTAGGCAAAACACCTATTGCTGGTGCTGGAACTGATATTGTTATATCTTCAAATGGATATGTAGCGAGTTACTTAACCGATGCTAATGACCCAGCTTTATTAGAAGTACCAGCTGGTAACTTTAATTGCGAGTTCTATTTTAGTGTAAATAACAATACAGGCAATCCTTTTGTTTATGCAGAGGTTTACAAATATGATGGAACAACTTTTACCTTAATAGGTACAAGCGTTGGAGTTCCAGAATACATTACAGAAGGAACTGTAATTAACCCTTATTACTTTGCAGTACCAGTTGCTCAAAGTGTATTGACTGTTACAGATAGAATAGCGATTAGAATCTATGTAAACGTAGATGGTAGAACAGTTACTTTACATACCGAGAACAATCATTTGTGTCAAGTAGTTACTACTTTCTCAAAAGGCTTAATCTCTTTAAATAACCTTACAAGACAAAATCAATTCTTTGCGACAGGAACAAGTGGAACTGACTTTGGGATATCTTCAAGCGTTGCTACGCATACTTTTAACCTACCTATTGCTTCGGCTACAAATACTGGTAAGTTAAGTTCAACTGATTGGTCAACTTTTAATAACAAGCAAAACACAATAACTAATCCTATCACAGGATTGGGTAATAGTGGAAATGTAGCTTATTTTGATGGTGTGTCAAGTATTACAAGTGAAAACTCGTTTAACTACGATGCTTCTACGAATAGACTTGGAGTTAATACAACTGTACCAAATGCGACTATTGGAGCAAACGCTGGTACAGATAGCGGATATTCTTTATTGCTTAAGAATGACAACGCAAACTATAATGGTATCGGATTCGGTACTGATTCAACATACGGAAACTTAATCTCAACTGAAAAGTTAGGAACTGCACCAGCGAGGAATTTAACCTTGTTAAACCAAAGCGGTTTCATATCTATAACAGAGTTAGGTAACTTAGGGGTAAACATTTTAAACCCTAATACAGGCTTAGACATTTATAATGGCACAAGTGCCTTCTTATGGCTTCATACGGCTAACTCTGGCATAACAGGAACAGATGGTGTTAGGTTGGCTTTATTTAGCACTAATACGGCTAATTTAAGGAACTACGAAGGTGCGTTCAGTATTACGGCTGAAGGCGATTTCTCAATCATTACTTTAGGTGCTGAAAACTTTAGAATAAATAGTGCTGATGGTAGTATTTATCAATCAAAGGTTGCTAATGCAATGCTTAAATCGGTTAGTGGTGTAATTACTGCTGCGGTTGCTGGGACAGATTATGTTGTTCCTTCAGATTTGAGTGCATACGTTACAATAGGTACTACGCAAACAATTACAGGAACTAAAACATTTAACGAGGCTATTAGAAATGAATCTGGTTTACTCCTTAAAAATGGTGTTCTTTCTGGATTAGTTGGATATACAAGTCTTGCTGGTATTACTAATGGTTTAAACGTACAATTAAGTGGTAGTTCTAATGCTCAATCATTGATATTTCAATCAGCAGCATCTTATTCTTATACATTCCCAGCATCAAGTGGAACTTTAGCTTTAGCAAGTGATTTAAGTTCTTATGTACCTACATCAAGAACATTAACCATCAATGGCGAAACATACGATTTAAGTGCTAATAGAAGCTGGACTATAACAGGAATTACTGGTAGTGGTACAAGCGGACAAGTACCATATTTTAATGGTCCAACAAGTTTAACATCGGAAGCTGGGTTTATTTACGATGCATCAACAAATAGATTAGGGGTTAACACAAGCGTTCCTAATGCGACAATAGGTGCTGATGCTGCTTTAAATAGCGGATATGGTTTACTTATCAAAACAGGTGCATCTAATTATAACGGAATAGGAATCGCAATAGATTCTACTTATGGTAACACAATAGAAACCGCTAAATTAGGAACTGCATCTGCAAGAAACTTGACTTTACTAAATCAAACTGGATTTATTTCATTAACTGAAGCTGGTAATTTAGGTGTTAATATTTTAACCCCTAATTTCGGAATAGATATTTACAATAGCACTCAAAGTCAATTATGGCTACATAATGCTGCAAGTGGTCTTACTGCTACCGATGGTGTAAGATTAGCTTTGTTCAATAACTTATCTGCTAATCTAAGAAACTTTGATGGTGGATTAAGTTTAACTGCTGAAGGAGATTTCCAAATTATAACTATCGGAGCAGAGAATTTAAGAGTAAATAGTGCAAACGGATTTATTGGAATAGGTAATCCAGCTTCTTTACCTTCTATGTTGACTGTAAACGGAGGTGCAACAATAACTGGTTTAACAACTGGTCAAGTATTATTCCCTACAAGTGGTGGTACATTAAGCGGTTCAAGTAGTTTATTTTGGGATAATACTAATGCAAAATTAGGTATAGGTACAACTACATTAAGTACTTCAAGAGTAACAATAACAAGTCCAACTGAAGCAAATCATTTACATTTAGTATCTAATGCACCAGCAATAACTTTTATTAATGCTATAAGTTATACAAGATACGCTACTGTTGGTATGGCTACTGTTGACAACAACTTTATAACAGGAGCAGTTTTAGGTGATTTAGTTTTAGGTGCTTATAACACAAATAATATATGGTTTATTAATAATAACACTAACACTACAAGGATGCGTCTTGATAGTGATGGTAGTGGTACTTTCTCTGGTTTCGTATCTGCAAGTGGTCCTAAATCACAAATAAGAGTTAATGGAAATTCAGTTGGTTGTGGTATATCATTAACTAATACAATAGTAGGTGCTAATAGAAGAAACTGGGGAATATTTACTGAAGAAAATGTAGAGGGTGATTTTGTAATTAATAGGTCTACAACTTCTGGAGGCTCTGCTAATACAAATGTATTGTCATTATCAAGAGATGGTGCTGCTACTTTTAGTGGTAACAATGCTTCAAATACTACTGAAAATGCTTCCGTAAGTTGGAATGATGCTAATGGAAACTTAATGGGTAGAATAGTTGGTTATCGTGGTGCAAATGGTAATGATGGTAATTTACGTTTCTATACAAGCAATACTCCTACTTTAGCAATGACCATCACAAGCGGTGGTAACGTTGGAATCGGAACGACTAGTCCTTTCTCAAGATTGCACGTTCAAAATAGTAATGTAAATGAAGGTACAATAGCATTAGGAAGCAATATCTATCCAAGTTTAATTTATTCAAGTGCATCAAGCGGTGAATTTAGATTAGATAATAGAACATCTTTTGGTGGATTTATTACATTTTACCCTAATGGTCAAGGTACTACTTTAGGAAGTGAGGCTATGAGAATCACATCGGGGGGTCAAATTCAAATTGGTGGTACAACTAATACTTTTATTGATTTTAGTGGAACTACTTGTAGATTTTATGGTGGAGGAAGTACAAATACTTTTGCTTTAGGTGCTGCAAATGCTATTTATTATCAAGGAGATGCTAATCAATTTTATCCTACAACAGATAATGCAAGAAATTTAGGAACTGCTGGCTTTAGATATACAACAGTATATGCAACAACTGCTACAATTAATACATCTGATATTAATGAAAAACTTCAAATAGAAGATTTAACAGAATTAGAAAAAAATGTTGCTATAAAATTAAAAGGATTAATTAAGAAGTTTAAATTTAAAGATGCAGTCATTTTAAAAGGCGATAATGCAAGAATACATATTGGAGTTATTGCACAAGAAGTTGAAAAAGCATTTAAAGAAGAAGGTTTAAATGCAAATGAATATGGTTTATTTTGTTCTGATACTTGGTATGAATTAGATGGTGTAACAGTAGATAAAGATACTGAAGGTGCTATTGAAAAAACAAGGCTTGGTATTAGATATGAAGAATTAGTAACTTTTATAATTTCACAGATATAATAAATAATATGAAATACTGGTACATTAATCAATTAGACTGCGTTCCTCAAGATGGTGATTTAACTGACTTTGTTGTTGTCGCACATTGGACTCGCTTCGCAAAAGAAACAATCAACGAGAAAGAATACCAAGCAATGGTCTATGGTTCTCAATCATTCTCAAAGGATGATGTTGCTAACTTTATACCTTACGAGGACTTAACCTATGAAATCGTTTGTGGTTGGTTGGATGCTTCTTTAGATGTAGAGGCTTTAGACCTTAATTTAGACCAACAAATAGAGAATCAAGTTAACCCACCTATTGTAATACTTCCGTTACCTTTTACAAATCCGTAATTAAATTGAATATTTAACTATATTTGTATATAAAATAAAAACTATGATAACAATTAACGAAACACAATTAAAGGAATTAGAGGCTTTTATTAATCAAATCCCAACTCAGTATGGTTTACCATTATTGCAGTTCTTGGGTAAGTTAGTACAAGAGCAAAATCCACCACAAGTACAAGAACCACAAACTGAAGACTAATGGTACATAATAGCAATCAATCGGACTTATTAACTATTGTTAGCGGAACATCCGCATTTATTAGTGTTGCGAATGTGCAACCCATAGTTTCTCTTATAGCGAGTTTGATTGCTATTATTTCTGGACTTTTAGCTGCAAGATATTACATCAAAGCGACTAAAAGATTCAAGTAATGAAAGAGGTAGTAATCGT